GCGCCGGCGAGCTTCAGCGCCTCGGACAGCTCGGCGGCGGTCACGGCCGCCGAGCTGTTGTCTGCCAGCACCCAGGTCACGGTCGCCCCCGCGCCGGCCGGCTGCAGCCCGAGGATGGCGCCAGCCATACGCGCCTGGCTGATCTCGTCGCCGTCGAATACCCGGCCGCTGGCGGTGGTCACCTTGATAGCGCGCACCGCCGCGGCGCGGCGCGTTTTCCACGCCTCGCGCTGCGCTGCCGCGGCCTGCTGGGCCTTGTCGTCAGCGGTGATCAACTGGGAGAAGTCGATGTTCATTCGGGCAGTTCCTCGGGCATGTCGGGCAGTGGTTCCGGCTCTGCAGGCGGGTCGAACGGCAGGTCAATCTCGCCGTCGACCATCACCACCAGGGGCTCGGGGAAGGCCACGGCCTGGCTCGGATTCGGCCCGTGCGGCAGGCGCAGGGTCAGGTGCAGGTCGCCGTCGATGCGCGACACGGGGCCGACGATCCATTCCGAATCAATCGCCTCGGGTGGCAGCGTAGCGCCCTCGGGCAGCGGGCCGAAGTCGAAGGCTATGCCGTTGAGGGTCAGCACGTCGCCGGCGCGGGAGGCAGTCAGGGTTTCGTCCAGGCGGACGGGGGACAGGGTGATGTGCATAGTCGTCTCCGATTAGTGCCAGCGGCCAATATGCAGAACGCTCTCTAGGGAGCTGAGCGCAACAAGGGAGCCTACGGAAAACGCAAAAGCGGCCCCCGACGGCGAAGTGCCTTGGTTCCATATATACCAGCCAGTTCCCACTTTAAGCGGGAGGGCATACAAGACCTGACCTGTGGCGTCAGCGCCAGAGTAAAAAGTGCCGTCTGCGAAGGTATCGTATTCGCCAACAAAACCAGCAGCGGTGGTCACGTCAACCGACTTCGCCTGACCAGGATTGGTCGTAGCATTCCGCACACGGCGAGACCAGCAAATCTGCGTCCCATCCGCATACCGCACGTACTCCCCATTTGCATTACTGCCGCGCTCGATGATCGCGCCCGTGGGCACGCCGCCGGATTGGGAGACGGTGCCGAGAATGTTGCCGGTGTGGAACACACGGGAGCCAGAAATGCGGAAATCCTTCTGGGTGTACAACGGCGCGATGCTGCTATGAACCTCGGAGTTCAGCACAGTGGCGGTCTGGCGGTTGTAGTACTCGATACAACGCAACTGATTAGGGTCATCAGAGACAGCCCGCCCTTCGAAGAATATCCCCCCGCCGTAGGCGCTGGCCTGATAAGGCACTATCAGCGCTGCGTATTTCTTGCCCTGATAGTTGCAGGATACTGCTTGCCAAGGGTCGGCCGGGTTGCCCGAAGTGTCGTAAAGGGCAGTTGCGTGACTGTTGTAGGCCGATGAGGAAATTACTTCGGCGCTGGTTTGGTTAAGAGACGAGCCAGCGCTTCCCCGAGTGGCGGTGAATTTTCCGTCAACAATGGAGTGCGGCAGCAAAGAAGAAACGTAGAGCGGGTGCAATAGAATCAGGCGGTCGCAATAGGTATTGGAGACGCCGCTGAACGTCACTCGCCGCACCGAATCCGTAAGCGCAAGTTTACCGGCGCCCAGGTCATTTGCGTCGGACTGCGGGTCAGGTATTCCAAACTGCGCCCGCGCGGCTTGCTTCTGCGCCGCCGTGCCGGGCAACGCCGCCTGATACAGCTCGGCAAAGTTGGCAATGGCCTTTTCGAACGCCGTGCGGGCGCTGTCGCCGCCGGCGCCGCTGCCGGTGGCGCCGAGGTTGATGATCTGTTGTGCCATTGGCATTTCCTTCATGTGGGCAATAAAAAACCCGCACTAGGCGGGTTGTTTCTTGAGTCGCGAACTAAAAGCCTGTTACGTCTACCACGATGTATCGAGAACTGTTTCCGTTGCTCTGATTGCAGTCCCAGTTGGTTACAACGCCCTGCCCTCCAGAAAGGAGCCGGACCCAGACTGCCTGATCTACATGAGCCTCGCCGACAGTTATGGCTGAACCGGACATTGACGCAGCCATGTGGTAGAGGCGGCGTTCGTAAACCGCATAGACTGTAGGCTGAGCGCCCGCGTATGAGAGGATGCGTTGCAGCCTAATCTGCTGGTTTTGCGGGAACACTGCATATGTTCTTCCAGTTGGATACTGGAATGTTCCAACCCCAGCGGATACCCCAACAACGTTTAGCAGCTTCCAGGACGCGTCAAATACCAGTGCGCCCTGCTCATTGAACACTTGGAGCCCGGATGGGGATGTTCCAGACCCCGCAGCGAATATCCAGTAGCTAACCTGCGTTCCGACTGGGCCAGCAACGTTGATATAAACCGTCGCACCGGACTTGCCGGCCACTGCAGCTGGAAGCGGGCACGAATACGCGACAAACTCTCCGGCGTTCACTGTTATAGCGACACGGGTCGGATTGTTCGACATCGCATCGCCGGCAGGAGCCTGCACAGTAGAAGCAACGCCCTTCCGAACGAACATCAGGTTCGCATAGTTGCCATCAATCTGGTACGAGCCTTGCCCGTTCAGTATCTCTAGTCCTGCAGGCATCTAGTACACCCCAAAGTAAATGATCCCCGCAGGCAAGGATTCGGCTGATGCGTTGACAACGGAGGCTCGAGTCCACGTCAGTGTTCCTCCCGAGACACTGATTTGTGGTAGAGAAAATGTCGGGGATAGGTCAATCGCGTTTCCGGAGAAGTCCACAAGGGGAACGGCAAACGGAGTGCCGGTGGAGAATGCGTCATGTGATATAGACCCGCTGGTCTGCCCTGCAGCTATTGAGACAGATCCGAGGATTCGCCCAACAAGCAAGGTTGTGTCCAGCTGTACGGAACCGTCAGCGTTCCACGTCTGCAAACCAGCAGGCATAAATCAGCTCCATATCCCAAGGCGAATACGCCTGACGTTATTGGCATCCCATACTTGCAGCAGCTGATGCGTGATCTGCATCCGCCCCTGCCCCGACACGCTGCCGTTGATCTCGAACGTGCCGGACTTGGTAAGCCTCCACCCTTGCTGCCCGGCAACAAAGTTCGTTGATTGCAGGGTGTCCGCGATCTTGGCCATGGTGATCGACGCATCGCCGATCACCGCCGAGTTGATGAACACCTGGCCTCCCTGAATCACGAACGGCGTGCTGATAACGCCATTGGCGGTGTTGATCACCGCAAACCGATCAGCCTGGAACAGAACCTGCGATTGCATGCCTTGCGGCGTGTTCTCGATGCCGAGCCCCATGCCGGCGGCGTAGTACTTGCCGGCAGCCGTTACGCCTAGCTTCACCGAGTACATCGCCTGCAGCTTGCCATCCATGGTGGCCAGCGCCGTGCTGGTGGTCTGCACCGCGGCCGAGGCGCTATCGGCCCTGGCCTGCGCCGTATCGATGCGCGACGACAGGGCGCCGTCTGCATCGGCGCGGGCCGTGGCCTCGCTCTGCAGGGCGGCGGCAATGTCGTTGTTCACCTTGGCGCTCAGCGTCTCGACCTGCGTCGCCAGCGCACTGTCGGCCGTGGCGCGGGCGGTCTGCTCGGCCGTGATGGCCGCCGCGTTCTGGCCCACCTGGGCAACCACCGTGTCAATGCGCTGACCAAGGGCCATGTCCTCGGATGCGCGGGCGGATTGCTCCGACCACACCCCCGCCAGTACTGAAGTCGCGCCGGCATTCCAGCTCATATCACCCGCCAACGGCGGGTTGATCTGCGCGCTGATCCCGTCAATCCTACTGGCCTGGCTGGTCAGCTGACCCTCTGTGCTGGTAACCCGCGTGTCCAGCGAGCTGATGGCGCCGGCCTGGGCCGTGTTCACGTTCTCGGTGCTGGTTACCCGGTTGCTCAGCGCGGTGATCGACTGGCTTTGGCTGGTCAGCGCCTCGCCCTGCTGGGTGATGGCGGCGGTGTTCTGCTGCACCTGGGTGGCCAGGGCATTGGCGGTTTGCACCGCCTGGCCAATATCCAGCCAATAGGTCGCATTCGGCGGCGGGGTATTGGCCGGCACTGCCTGCGCCGCCTGATACAAACGCTGCCCAAGCCGCACCGTCTCGCCGCTGGCGTAGGTCTTCGACTCCTCATAAAGCAGCACATCAGTAACCGCAGCGATCTGCTGATCTACCTCCGCCTTGAGGCTCGCAAGCCGAGCCGCTACCGAGCCCGGCGTGCTCGACGAGGCATCGATCAGGTCGATTCGCTCGGCCAGGTGCTGCCCGAGCTCGGTTTCGCTAATCTGGCCGGCGATGTACTCGAGGATTGCCGTCGCGTCAGCGCTGGACTGTCCCATCACCCAGCCGGACCACGGCCCAATGTTCCCGGTGCGGTCGACAAGGCGAGCCCGGAACCAGAACGTCACGCCGGCGGCAAGGCCGGTCATGGTGTGGGTGTTGGCTGGGTAGGCGTAGTCGCCAAGGTGAAGCGCGCTCTCTTCACTTTGCGACGTGTTGTACTGAATCTCAGTGCGCAGCGTGTCCTCTGCCCCAGCTGGGAATCCCCACTCAAGCCGAATACCGAAAACCTCTGGCGCGGCATTCAGGAACGCCACGGCAGGAGGTGTTCCGGCCTTGCCGGCCAGATCGATCGCCTCGCTGTAGCCCCAAGGGCTCGTCACATCCAGACTGTTCAGTGCACGGACGCGGATCTGGTAGGTACCGGCGTAGATGCCGACAACGTCAATTTCCGTGCCGCCAACGCGCCCCGCGTAGACCCAAGCCCCGTCGCCGCGCTTCCACTCCACGTCGTAGCGGGTGGCACCTGGCGCAGCATCCCAGAGGATCGTCATTGTGGTGACGGCCATGGTCTGCTCGATCATCCAGTCGCTTATGGCGCGGATGTTCGTCGGAGCAGCCTGCACGCTGGAGGGGATTGCCGTGATCGGGCGCTGGCTGATGATCGCCCCGCTGTCGACCGCGGCGTGCTTGCCCTCGACGTATTTGCTCGCTGTGATGGCATATTCCAGCGGACCGGACTCGGCGATGCTGACAATCCGGTAGCGCTGGGCTGCCAAGCTGGTCGATTCCCACGCCCACACGCTCTGCGCGACAGGCGCTGCGTCGAATGCAGGCGCGACGGTCAGCTGATGCCCGTTTACCGCGACGATGCTGCGGGTCTGCGCGACGCCGCTCGGCAGGATGCAGGTCAGCTCGTCGCCACTCTGCACGCCTTCGACCTTATCCACGGTGACGACGGTCGTCGTTGCAGCGCTCAACCGGCCGCCAATCCGGCGCCCAGCCCGAGCATTGTCAGCCACTCGAATGATCTGACCTGGGCGCGCACGGATGCCGTCAAGCCCGACAGAGAACGTGACCGTTTCCGTCTCGAGCAGGTTTGTCAGCAGCGCCCAGCGGCCGGCGCGCTGCGCCTGACCCTGCGACGTGCAGCCGAGCGCCGTGATCTCGGTAGTCTGCACGCCGAAGCGCGCGATAGCGTCGTCATCCTGTACGTACTCGACCTTGCGACGGTACATGTCGGATGGGTCGTTCCAGCCCACCAGAACGGCGCTGTAGCGGGTGCTGCGCTTGCTGCCCTTGTAACTGAACTTGCCGTTTTTGACGTTGGCGTTGGTGTAGGTGTAAACCGGATCGGCCGGCATGTCGGCCGAGACGATCGCCTGGCCGGCGCCCCAATACGTGATACCGCGAAACACTGCTGCGATGTCCTGCAACGCCTTGTAGGCGTCAGCGCGCTTCTGCAGGTAGAGGTTGCAGACAAAGCGCGGCTCCATGCCGCCTTGGCCGTCGCTAACCAGCTGATCGCAGTACTGGCCGATCTGGTACAACCCCCACTTGTCCACCTGGCTCGCGTCGATGCGGTCGCCGAGGCCGTAGCGCGGGTGCAGCAGCAGGTCGTAGTAGATCCATGCCGGGTTGTTGCTGTACGCCAGCTGGAACGTGCCATCCCAGATGCCGGTGTAGGTGCGGCTTTCCGGGTCGTAGTTGCTCGGCACGCGAATGATCCGGCCGCGGGCATGGTAGCCACGGCGCGGCACCGAACCGCCGAAAGTCTCTGCATCGAACGAGACGCCTACGATGGCCGAGTTCGGATAGCGGAACTTGGCGTCGATTATCTCGGTGAACGACTTGATATTGACCGTATCGGCGATGGTCGACGACGTGCTATTAGGCGTCAGCCGACGCACGCGCACACGCCAGCCGCCAGAGCCTTCCGGCAGGTCAATCCGCACGGAGCGCTCGTAGCCGCCAGTTGTTTTGCCGTTGAAGGCACCGGTCAGGACTTGCTGGTAGGCACCCAGCCCAATCGCTACGTCAATGGCGTAGTCGACCCGGTAGCCCGTGGTATCACCGTTGCTGGTGTTCTGCTTGGCCAGGCGCGGGACGGTGAAGTTGATCCGAACCGCCGACAGGTCAGTGTTCGTGATCGAGCGCACCCACGGCGCAGAGGCCTGCAGCTCAACGCCGATGTTGATTTCGTTCTCGACCTGCGGGAAGCCGGCCAGGTAGGACTGATCCTGGCTGCCGGTACGCTGCTCCCAGCTAAAACCACTGAAGGACGAACCGCCGCTGGTCGACGCCGGAGTCTCGTCCAGGTAGATGGACGCCGAGCCGTTGACGAGCCCGTAGATTTCGCCCTCGGAGATGAGGTCGATCAGGCGGGCATAGGCGATGCTGACGAGGCTGTCCGGCGACTCCTTGGGGGTGCGTGGCTTTGAGCTGCCGCCCTTGGCGCCCTTGATCATTGCTGTCATGCCCGGTCCTCAACGTAAACGCCGCCAGAAATCACCGCAGACCCGACGATCAATTCACCGTAGAGCAGCGGCACAGGGTTGCCTTGGGCCTCGGTGTTGACCGGGCCGTTGAATGCGTAACTGGAACGGTTGTTGGCCGAGTCAGCTGACTCTGCGGCGCTTGGCTGCGGAGAAAGCATCATCACCGCGCCGCCGATGGCCATTGCAGCGCCCGCCATCATCAGCGCCGGGTTGGCCGTGATTGCGCCTGCCACGACCAGGACGATGCCGACAATGACCTGAAACAGACCTCCCTGCTTGGCGCCAGCCGGAATTGGCGCGATCCGAATGTCATCCTTGCCTGCTGGATGGCCAAGCGCCTCGGCGCCGACATTCTCGCGGCCGTAGAACACCGCGTAGCCACCCGGCGCATTGGACATGTGGCTCTCGAAGCCGGGCAGCATTACGCACAGCGCCCGCACGGCTTCGGCGGCATTCGCTACGGCCAGGCGATGAACGCGGCCGAACTTAGCCCCCAGCTTCCCGTAGAGCCTGATTGTCTTGAGTTTCATGGCGCCAAATACTCACTGTCTTTTCCAGCCAATAGCCGCCATACGGGTCGCGCTTTGAGTCGCGCCCGTAGAGGTGATGGAGGATTGATTGCGGGGCCGGGTAGTGCTCGGGCTCGGAAGCCAGCACGCCCGACTCGAGATAAATGCCTGCGTGGTTCGGTACCGGGGACCGGATCTGCATCAGCACCACGTCGCCGTGCTGCAGGTTGCTCACCTGACGGAAGCCGGCCTTTGGCAGCAGCTCTCGGTAGTAGTCCTTCCCCTGATCCCACCAGCCGTCCTCGCGCTCGTAATGGCCGAGGCCGATGCCCATTTCGCGCTGGTAGAAGTCGAGAACGATCGACAGGCAGTCATGCACCCCATGGACGAACTCACGCCCGATCAGCGGAGCCTGCCAGCCTTCTGGCTCAAGCCAGACGTGCTTCCCCGCCTTGCCCTGATCCACCGGAATGATTGCCCAGGGCAGGCCAGACTCCTCGCAGGCGACCCGGTCCGCCACGCTAGGCTGAGCCGGATAGTCCGGGTGGCTGTGCACCACGGCCTGAACCTCACCCTCCCGCATCGCCGCCTTGTACTCGGCCGGGTCGATGACGAAGTGCTCGTTCGGCGTAGAGGCAACGTTCCGGCACGGGCGGTACTGCCCGTCCACGATCAGCCCGCACGATTCGACTGGATAACAGGTCTCCGCGTGACGCTTGGCCGCTACGGGTAATCGCATGATCTGCACCCACAAAAAAAGCCCGCGCGTGGCGGGCTGTTGGATTGGATAGGCTTACCTGACCAGGGCGGCTGCAGGAAAACCCCCAAACGAGATGGGATTGTTCGCCCCGAACCGCAGCTTGCAGCTCTGCAGCCGCTTGCCGCATTTGTCCCGCGCCGCATCCGTCGTGATGATGTCGTACTCATCCGCCACTGGCGGGCCGGTGTAGCCGCATTCCGCGCTCCGGTACCGCCACGGGCAGTGGTTCGCGATGATCTGCCGCCGCGGCAGCTGAACGCCCTGAAAGTCCATGGCGCTGGCCAACTCGAACTCCACCGCCTCAGCCGTTTCGCCGACCTTCTGCTCGATGAACCAGATCTCCGGCGGAAACTCCTCGTCCGGGTCAGCGTCCGGCATTCCATCCAGGTACTTTGCCAGCGTCCGCCGACGGGTCAGCTTGGCGCCAACCATATCGTCGAACTCCAGGCACAGCGCCGTGATGAAGCCGCCGACATTGCCCATCTTCAGGCTCGGCGACGGGTTGCGGCTGCCGCTCATCTCGAACCCGCTAGCCTCAAGCGGCCACGGGTCGTACTGCACACCCTTGATGCTGATCGGCCCGGCGTCGTGGCTGTGGAAGTGGTACACCTCCGCGCCAATCGCCTCGGCGTCTAGGGTGTACAGCGTCACGATCTGCCCTGGCTCCAGGCGCTGCACGTCTGTCGAGAGCGTCATGGCGCGTTGACCTCCTCGAAGGTTGCCGTCAGCTGAAAGTTACCGGCGCCCTTTGAAACGAGCCCGTAGCCCTGGCGGCACTTGAACAGCTTCGTCGCCCCGAACGGGGTGACCCATTGGAACGCCTTGTAGCCGCCCTGCCGATCCAGGAACTCGGCCATCGCTTTAACCGGCATGCCGCCGCTGGTCTCCCAGTGCCCCATGGCCGAGATCCGCCATGCCTCCGAGCGGGTATTGATGCCGTCACCGGCCTCTTGCGAATACCCGTCACCGAAGTCAGTGCGCAGCGTCCGCTGGGACACATCGATGGAGGCCGAGTTGTCGACGGGAAAATCGAAAGTCTCCATCAGCGTCCGGCTCCATACAGGTTCCAAAGCAGGCCACCGGGGCGGGATTCGCGCTCGATCTTGGTCATAACGACGGCGTTGATCGTGTCAGCCGTGACCTGCCCCTGCTTACGCATTTCCTGCTCGCTCATGCCCGCCTGCCCCTCGACCGTGACCGGTGCGTGGATCGTGATCTGCGGCGCCCCGCCCCCGCCTTTCCGGTCTGCCAGGTAGTCCTTCAGGTCGGAGTTTGTGCGGCGATCCACAACGCGCTCGCCGCGGTCCAGCAGCCAGGTGCCTTCCTTCGGGATGTTGTCGATGCCGTCATGCGCCATGCCGGCCAGCGCCAGACTTGAAACAGCGCCGACCATTGGGGACGTTGCTGCCAGCGCAGCAGCAGACGCCGCGGGAGCCATAGCCGGGCCAACGATAGGAATTGCCGCGGTAGACGCATAGGCGTTCAGGGCGGCCATTTGCTGAGAAGCCATCGCATTCGAGGTCAACGCGGTTGCAGCGGTGGCCTGAGTAGTTTTACCGACCAGCAGCTGAACGGCTTGATAGGCCAGCCACTGAGCCGCCATTTCGCCGAGCGCATTGACTGCGGAGCGGGCCAGCCCCTCAAACATCCCGCGCGCAGCATCTCCCAGCGACTCAGCGTCGAACACCATGGACTCGAAAGCGTCGCCGAAGCGACTACTGAAGTTCTCCAGCATATTGCCGGCCAGCTCATCGAAGTCCGTCAGGTTTTTCTCTGCTGCCAGCAGATACCGCTCCCAGAAGCTCCCGTTCAACTCCAGCAGCTGTTCGTCTCGCTGCTGCTCTAGCCTCAGCAGGGCTTCATTCCGCTGCTCTGAAGTCAGCAGCGTGGCATCCATGATGGTCTGCCGACGGCGCTCGTAAGATGCCTTGATCGCCTCTTCTTCTGTCATCAGGGCATCGATGATCGACACCGCGTCGCGGTTAGTCTGCTCCTCTGCCTCGTTGACCCTGCGGATTGCCTCCGCCTGCTTTTCGTATGCGTCAACCGCTTGCAATGCCGTGCGAGCACTTGCCAGCTGAGCCTCCGAAGCACCGTCCATAGCGAGCTTATAGAGCGTCGCCTCGGTGGTGTTCATTCCGAGCATCTTGGCTTGCAGCTCAAGCGCTGAAACCTGCTGCTTAAGGTTTTTCTCGGAGGTCTTACCGCGTGCACGCTCCGCTTCTTCCAGGCGATAGAGCTGCGTAGCCAGCTGTTCGGCCTCTTCGCGCTCCTCCTTTGTGGCTTCAGCGCCAAGCGACTGAATGGCCGCCAAGCGTGCGCGGGCTTCGCCTTGCAGCTTCGCCAGGTCCAACTGCTCGCGCATGCGGGCAATTGCTTTCTGCCCTTCAGCGCTGGTCGTAGGCTCTTCCGGGTCACTCAGCTCGGGAGCCTTGCTGCGCTTGGCGATCTCGTCGTCTACGGCGCGAAGGCGCTTGCGGTACTTCTCCAGCGCCTCGTCAGCGATCAACGCCTTCTCTGCGGTGCGCTCCAGTTCCTCGCGCCACTCTTGAGCCTTGGCGCTGCCCGGGTAGCGCTCGAGGTTACCTTTCAGCGTCTCGATGCGAGCATTGAGCGCGGTCAGCTCGCCAGCGGCGCCACTGGACTCGGTTTCGATCTTGGTCAGCAGATCCGCGCGCAGAGCCCGCAGGGTTGCATCGCCGAGGTCATTGACCGACTCGGTCAGCAGATCGACCGGCTGCTTGGCGTCTCGTGCGTTGCTAGCGAAGGTGTAGAGCGCCCCGGCGGCGAGCAAGACCACGCCAGCCGGACCGCCGAGCAAAGCCATGGCACTGCGCAGCCCGCCTGCAACGATGGTGCCGACACGCATTGCGCTGTTGAGCGCGTTCTGTGCTGCAGCCTGGTTCGCTGCCGCCTGAAGGGCTACGGCTTGCGCGGCAGACAGGTTGCGGGCGGCGATGGCATGGGCATTAGTGCCCTTGGCGGCCTCGAGCTCTGCTTTGGCCACTGCAAGCGCCGCCATAGCCGACTGGCGCTCAGCAGTTGCGCGGGCAGCCGAAACAGCCAGTGCCTCTCTCTCTTTGGCTATGCGAATGACCGTGGCGGTCACTGCCTGGCCTTGGGTTGCGGTGTAGGCAAGCATGGCTGTTACCAGCCGCGCACCGACTGCAACCGCCAGATACTCAGCCGCAGTGCTGATGCCGTCAAGCGCACCCTTCATCGCTTCGGTGTCTTCGCTGAACGCAAGCACCGAGTCCGCGGCAGAGATGATGCTGTTCGTAACGCCCTGAATGACGCCACTCTGGTTTTCGAACGCAACCAGTATCGCGGTGGTTGCCGTCTTGGCGCGAACACCTGCATCTGTCAGGTTGTTCGCCATATTGGCGGCAGCCTTGGAGTTCTCTTCAAGAGACTCGCGCAGCCCTTCCGAAAGGTCGCGGGCGGTCAGCTTGCCGGCCGCCCCCATGGCGCGGATCTCGGCAGCCGATCGACCGGTTGCAGAGGCGATGTCGTTGATAACGGACGGCAACGCCGTAGTGATGGTCTCCCACTGATCGGCGGCCACCTTGCCGGTGTTCATCGACTTGGAGAAAGCCGCTATTGCCGTCTCGGCCCGCTCAGCGCTTGTTGCGTTCTTCACAAACGCATAGGACATGGAGTCCGTCACGTCCAGCGCCTGCTGAGTCGAGTAACCCATGCTTCGCAGGCTGTCGGCGGTGCGGATGTATAGCTCCTGAGCTTCCGACAGTGAACGGTACGTGCCATTCGCGGTAGCCAGCAGGCGCCGCTGCACAAGTTCAAACTCGGCCTGGCTGCTCGTGGCCATCTGCACGCGCTCGGCCATTTCCTGATAGGTCTGAACCAGGCCAGCAGCGGAGCGAAGCGCGGTCACGGAAACAGCGGCAGCCAGGGTTGTGCCCAGCGCAGCAACGGCCGTCTTCAGCTGGGTAGCTGCCGCCACATTGCGGCGAGTCTGGCGCTCCAGCTGATCGAATCCGCCATCAGCCTTGCGGGATGCAGCGTCAAGGCGGTCCAGATCGCTTGCAGCCTTCAGGCCGCTTGTGCTGTCCACGCTCAGGACAAGGCGGGCGTATTCGGTCATGCTTTTCTCCGGGCATGAAAAAGCCCGCACTAGGCGGGCTTCGTGAGGTCATTTACTGCTGCTTTGGTGGCGAAGACTGCTGCATGACTTTGTAAGAGGCTTCGATTGTTTTCTGGCTCGCCTCCATCATATCGGCTGTCAGCGTCTGGTTTCCCCATCGCGCAACCTTCCCGTTCTCGAAGGTGACCACCAGTCGATCCTGGGCGAGCTGTTCGTTATCTACCGGGGTGAGGCCCATCACGACCGGGTTCCAGTAGATCCAACGCTCGCGATCTTCGTTCACATCAGTTCTTCGGGGGAGGCCCATGGTCGCCTGTACGTCAGCTTTTGACATTCCCAACGACAAGTTCATGGACTGCCGGTTGTAATCGATACGATTGTTGGCGCAGCCTGCGATGATGAGCAGCGCGGCAACGATGAGAATCTTGCGCATGGTTCCCCTCCCTGTTTGAAAGGGCCAGATTATCACCGATTCTCGGCCATCGCCTTCAGTGCAGCGCGCTCCATGATCTGGATCGCCTCCAGGTGGTCGCGCTGCTGCTTGCGCTTGACGCGGTTCATGCGAAACAGCGATTCAAGGGCCGAGTAGTCAAGCCCTGTAGGCCCATTCATGCCCATGCGCCATTGGGTCTGCATCGAAAGGAAGATGTCGAATACCTGCCAGTTCTCTGGCCAGATTCCGAACCGCTCTTCCGGGAAGTCTTCGGGGCGAAGGCCGAAGCGGGCCATCTCTTCGGGGTCGGCGTCCTTCCTGAAAAGCCGCTCGACCGCCCCCTCTAGTTTCCCCGGCGGCCGTCCACTAGAGCGGTGATGTACGCGGAGAAGATGGCTTTCGGGGCCATCACGTAGTTCTTGCACAGCAGCTCAATGCTGGCAGCGCAGAATTCTTCTTCGAGATCCCAGCCGGCGAGCATTTCACCGAGCAGATCGGGGTCGCTGATCTTCTTGTTCCTGATCAGCGCATCGAGGCTGTCCTTATCGCGGTGCTTGAACTCGAATACCGGCTTGGCGACCTGACCGTCAGGCAGCGGGATCTCTACAGGTGCCTTGAAGGTAGGATTCGGGGTCAGGGTGAATTTCACGCTCATGGATAGTCCCTATCTGGAAAGAGTAGGCCCGCCGAGTGACGGGCCTTGCGGCATTATGCTGCGTAGCGCATGGGCTCGGACGTGAGCGACACGGTGCTCTGCAGCCCCATCAGCTCGTTCTTGGTGAGCGTCGGGGTCTTATTGAGGGTCACGTAGCCGTTGTAGAAGATCGCGGAGCCGGACGGCAGAACGACCGATACGGCGCGCGGAATGCGGTCGTCGTTGGCGTCGGACAGGATGCTGTACCAGGGCAGCTCGGCATCGTCGCCGATGGTCATCTGGAAGCTGGATGCGCTCTTGACAGTCGGAATCTGGTGCTCGACATCCTCCTCAAGGAACGAGTAGGTGACGAACTGCTGCTCACCGCCAGAAGTGGTGAACTCCAGAACCTGGGTGATCTGCTGCCAGGTGCTGACCTTGCGCACGGAGCCGGCGCCACCGCCAGCCGGGTACAGGTTGGTCGAGGTGGTGTTGATGCCTTCCAACTCGAAGGTGTCGGCGGTCACGTTGGCGACTCGAGCGACTCGGCTATTCAGACGCGACCAGCCGGATGTGACCTCGACGATATCGCCATTGGCTAGGCCGTGGCCAACTGCAGAAGCAACGGCCGGGTTGGCGTTCGATACGGCGGTGACTGTGATCGGCGCGGCATACGCGGAAGCGATGGATACTACGGCGCCGTTGGGTAGGCTCACACTCATGAATTTTTCCTCTGGGTATAAAAAAACCGCCTTTCGGCGGCTCTGGATTGCCCAACGGGCGGTTAAATCGTGTCGGCCCGGTAGGTGAAGCTAACCGGGAGCATGAAATGGGTGTCTTCATTGATCGGCGGGCCTTCACTGCAGGGGCTCGTGATCTGCAGGGCGAAGCTGCCGGACGTGAGGCGATCGTTCAGCGGGAACAGCTCGGCGATGTCAGCGGCCAGCGTTTCCGCCTCTGTCGGCCCCTTGCCTTTCGGCACGAACACGCTGATCTGGCACACGCCGCTGTACTCGCGGTGCGCTCCGGCCAGGTCGGCGCTGTCGGTCGGCGCTTTGAGCAGGTTGAAGCGAAGGTATTGCCCTGCAGGAGGCACGAACTGAACGTTTTCCCAGGCAACCGGCAACGTGCGCGCCGTAGCAAAGGTGTTCAGCCTGCCTTGGAGCAGCGAGCGAATCAGCTTTTGAGACATGGTCACACCTTGTTCTTGGCAACGGCCACGGCGACCATCTTCTGCACTCTGGCGAAGTTGATCCGGACCATCCCGGCTGGGGCCTGGGTGCTGCTGCCGTATTCAAGCGAGTAGATGTACGGCAGGTTGTTTGTCAGGAAAACCTCCTGCCCCGCCCCTTCTGGGGTTCGAGCCTGAACCTCTCCGATAGCCTGCGCGCCACTCTTGTCGTCTCGGTCGATCTCGTTTGGCGTTGGCTGGCCGACCGAGGTCTGCCAGTTACCGCGGGCCCGCCCGGTATCGACCGGAGTCGAGCGGATCACGCTAGAGAACAACTCAAGCGCTGCAGTACGGGCGATCTTGTCGTGTGCCTCCGCGGTTTTGACCGCAAACCGCCGAACATCATCAGAGAACGACATCGTTATGCCCTCAGCTGAATTATCCAAGTTGCTCCGGCGGGGTCTTTCCCAAGCTGAATGACGCGCTTGCCTGAGATCATGTCTCCGACCTTTGGGGCGGCCCTTGCGTCAGTCGTAATTCCCGCCTCAGTCACCAGCACCTCAGCCTGCAGGACAGTAAGGCGCTCGTCTGTCGCGAGAATCGAAGACCCATCGATTTCATCATTCGAGTAGCTGCCAAATACCCCGCGACCGGCGTAGGTTGTCGCTGAAGTCGTCATTTCCCCGGTGACCGGGTCGTAGCCTTCATCGCCCTGCTGCGTGCCCGTGAATGCTGTTACCGCATCAGCAAGGTCGGTATCGAATGCCTCCGCAATGTCTGCGGTCAGCTCGTCACGCAAACCCATCAGCCGCGCACCAGTCGAATCTGACTGGCATTGCCGAGGTATGGCCGCAGAAGCGCCTCTGCAAACACCTCGCCAGCCGTCAGCTTGCGTGAGTTTGACGAATAGGACTTGCTGCTGCTCACGTCGCCAGCCGTGACCGACTTGCTTGTGACGCCTGTTTCAGTTGCCCCATACAGCGCCCCTGCGGCGGCCTCCCGCGCGACTTCTGCCCCGGCCTGCACAACCGCAGCGGGAACCTCGTCAAACGCCGGCAGCGGCTTTGCACTGAGCCAGGTGTTAGCCATCAGCACCGCGCGGGCCTTCTTGTCTTCGGTGGTCCAGTCGGACCCCAGCAGGCCGTCGACCTGCGCGATGGTGATGTACTCGGTCATGGCTTATTCCTAAGGAGCTTCGTCGAGCAGTTTTGCCAGTTCGGCACGCTCTGCGCTGTCTTCGAAGGCGATGCCCTTCTCGGTCAACTTGGCCTTGATGTCATCGACGCGCAGGCCATGGGAAGGCTTGCGGGCTGTGCCGCCTGCTTCCGGCTCGCCATCAGCGTCCTTCGGCTTGAACTGGATGTCGATGATCTTGAAGCCTTTGCTACGCAGTTCGGCCTTGCGCTCCGGTGACACCGGGTGTTTTTCGTATGCGATCTTCTGTTCTGACATTTTTGTCTCCAGCGAAACGGGGCGAGCCGGAGCCCGCCCCTATCGGTTACTTGGTTGCGTCACCGATGGTGATGACGCCAGCGCTCGACTTCACGCTGTTGACGAACATGTCCCAGTTGGAACCGGTCGCCAGCTCGGCGTTGGTCGGGGACTTGCCACCGTTGGCGATATCCCATGCATAGCCCTTGAGGCCCAGACCGAAGCTGTAGTCGGCCTGGAACGTGGTTTCGATGCGCTCCTTGCCGTTGCTGGTCTGAACGCTGGTCACCACGTCGCTGCCGTCGTGAACGATGGCGGCGGAGTCGGCCAGGCTGAGCACCTTCTGCTTGTTCGGCGTGCCAGTCTCGTACAGTGCCGGCGCATCGGTGACGATTACCGGGCGGCCCAGGATGTCGACGATGTTGACCGACTGACTGTTGAACAGCTGCGAGGCGTTGGCCAGGTTCTGGCCTACCAGCTTGTGGAAGACCTCGCCGGTCATCACCTGGGCCACGAGCAGGCCGGAGGCGTCGCCGAACTTGGCGTGAGCGCCGTTGATCGCGCCGTAGGTCACGCCTGCAGTGGCGGACACGTCGTTGGTGGCGCCGGCCACGTTACTGATCGCGGCAACCAGGGCGGCGATAGCGGTGTTCAGCTGGTCGGCCATGATGGCTTCGGACAGGTTGCGGGAGATAACCTCCAGCGCCTCGGCCGGGTTCTTCTGAATCCACGACAGCTGGGACGGCTCCCAGAGGATCGGGCCGAAGCCGCCAGCGACCTTGACGCTGTTGGCCTGAACCTGCGCGAGCGCGGTGGCGGACTGGGCGTTGTTGGTGGCGTAGCGGTCGACGCGACGCTGAGCCGAGTGCAGACCAGCCCACAGGGATTCCTGCAGGAAGTCGCCATCGATGCCCTGCGGGGTCAGGCGGATCGCGCCATTCGACGCGGCGTTGAACTTCTCGACCATCTGGGCGATGGTTTCGACGGTGGTGTTCTTCAGGTACTCGTTGAACACCTTCATGTCGGACAGTGCCATTGGCTATTTCCTCTTACGCGTTCTGGATTTGGGCGTTGATCGCGGCCAGGCGCTCTTCTTTGCTGCCGCCGAGATTGCCCTTAGGCTTGGGGGGCTGACCGTTTCCATTCGGAGCGCCGCCGCCATTGGCACCGGAGCCCTTAAGGATGTGGTCTTTGTAGGGGTACTGCTCGACGAGGGTTTCCAGCGCTTCGTCGAAGTCGGCCAGTTCACCCGGGCGCGCACGGCTGAAGATCTTGTTGCCGTTGGCGTCATAGGCGACGACCTTGCCGTCCTCGATCTTGAAGCGATTCCCGAAGGTGGCTTGCACCATGTCAGCCGGGACAGCCAGCTTCTCGGCGATCACCTTGGAGCGAGCGAAGCTGCCGCCGATCTTCTCGCCGTACAGTTGCTGCTCGAGGGTCTGCGCCTTGGTGTTGGCTTCGTCCAGCTGGGCCTGATAGCCCTTGGCGATTTCCTGCTTCACCTTCTCGACCTCGCCGGCATCCACCAGCTTCTTCGCGTCGAGATTTGCGACGATCTCCAGAGCCTTGCGGGCTGCCACGGCGTCATCGATACCTTCGAAGGCCTTGGCGGTCTTCTCGGCGGTCTCAGCGCGCTCGCGGTGCTGCTTGGCTTCGGCGTTCAGTCGGGTGATGGTCGCCCGGGTGCCAACCGCATCGAAGGCAACCTCTTTGCCGTCGTCCTCAACGTAAACGGGCTTGCCGTCTTGGATTTCGGCGTACTGCTTGCCATCGACTTCTACGGTCTTCAGTTTCATCTCGTCTTTCTCCGGCCATCCGGCCATTGCGTTGAGCCATCCGGCCCGGTGGCGCCCCGTCCCATCCGAAACTGCGGGCATAAAAAAACCGCCATGCGGCGGTGTGTTTGGCTGGGCAGGGTTTATGCGGCCTCAAGCCCCAATGTCATTTGCAGCTGCTCGCGCCAGTGCTCGACCTGAGCAATCAGGCCAGGTTTGCGCCAGCGGAATTTGGCAAGTTCGCTGCCACTCAGGCTGGCGATATCGGTCGCATCGGACAGCGCCTTACAGGCCCGGTCGAACTGCTGCTTTTCAGTTAGCTCGCCGCGAAGCAGGGCGTCAATGTGAAGGTCGCACCAGACCGCGAAATCCACATCCAGCCAGCGAGCGAACGCCACGGCCAGTTTCGGGTGCAGCCACGTGCCTTGCTCACGTCCTCCGCGCCGAGAGACGATCAGCTTGTCGTTACCAGATTCTCCGGTATCGCCGAAGAGGTGGCGGTTTAGCGCTTCTATGTACTGCGCTGTCGATGGGAGTGCGATCCAGTCATTCGGTCGCTTTCCGAATCGCTTCGACACGTCGGTGGCATTGATCCATCCGTCGCTGTTGAAGCGCACCGGCTGGCCTTGGTAGTGAAATGGAACGACGTTGTTCATGTTCATGCCCTGCAATGAGCCCTGGAAATAGATCGACCGTAGAAACGCTCCAGGGAAAGCGCTTTCGGATGCCTCCTATCTACGGTCGTTTGCAAGGCGCAGCGGGGCGGACGGATGAGCGAACATCCGCCTTTCGGCTGTACGGGCCTAGCTGCGTGTTGGTTTGCCTTTCGGCTGAAACGAAAAAGCCCCGCACGATGGCGAGGCTCTAGAAATGGAAAACCCGGCGCTTGGCCGGGTCTAAATACAACCTGCGTTGTTACGCTGGGCTTTTGTTAATGACCAACCTTCTGAACCCATCCACGCGCACGGTGACGACGGATTCAGGGGCTGCCTCGCTCAAGAGACGCTCTACAACTGGAGCAATTGCTGCGCTGTGCTCCCTATTGTCGGTAAGGTCGATCAGCGTATCGGCGCGGCGCGAGTCGCCCCATGCCACCAATACTCTCTCCGCAATCTCAGCGGCTTCATTGTTTATGTCAAAAGACATGCGTGGCTCCCTGCAAAACAAGTAGAGCTAAGCTAACACAACTCGCTCACCGCGCATGAAACACGAGGCGCACAGGTGCTGCTTGGTGCCGCCGCTGGCCTTGCCGTTCTTGTAGATGACCCCGACCTTTGTCTCGAACACCTCTCCACCTCCGCACCGATGGCAGCGCAGCAGGTGAGCCGCCTGGGGACGCTTCTGCATCACCTTGCGTGCCTTCTGGCGTGGTTCGTCGTCTTTGGCAGCGCCTTCGATGACGTGGAGGGTTGGCTTTCCGGTCATTGGGCCATCATAGCCCAGCCTTCTCGAAAGCGGCAGCGTCTCGCTTGCGCAGTTCGTCCAGGGTGTAGACCTTGCCCTTTGAGTCGGTGAACCGATCCACGGTCAGGCCTCCGCTACGGAACAGCTTGCCGCGTTCCGGGCCTAGTACCTCGTCCTGGAAATCCGCCGGCTTGCTCTTGAGCCATTGCCCATAGCTGATGTCAGCAGCGACCTGCCCGTCCATGCTCGCCTGGGTGCCGGGGTCGATGTCGCTCTTGCTCAGACCCAGCGACGCCCATGCCGATTCGAGCACAGGAACGGACGTGCTTCGGCAGTTCCAGTGGCGTGGCGGCTGCGGTCCCTGCCCTATGGCGAACGTCTTGCCTGATAGTGAGGCGCACGTGATCGTGGTGCGGCCGTCAAGGGTGGCGAGGAACTGCCACTGCTTGACCAGATGGTCGTTGGCCTCGAACAGCGCCTGCCTCGCGTAGTTGGCCGTGTGGTTCACTGCCGTACGGACCAGAGCCTCAGCGCCGCGGCGGTCGATCTCCAGCAGGCCATCCGCGTACTTGTTCGTGCGCGTGCCACGCAGCCGGCGAACCATCTGACTGACCGTCTCGCCTTCCACGAACCCCATGCGGATTGCATCACGGATTCGCGCAGCTCGAGCAGCCTCAATGCCGGCCAGAGCCTCAGACAGCAGCTTGCCCTGAAACGGCCTGGCCATCGCCGCAGCGTAGACCTGATTGGCCGATATGGCGTTCAGCGCCAATTGCTCTGCCACCTGTGCAGGCAGCACGCTCCGCAGCGCCCTGTGCTGATAGCTGGCCTCATAACCGGCGAGCTGTAGCAGCTCCTCGTCCAGTTCGAAGCCAATCTGGCGGTAGGCCTTAGCATTGAGTCGCTGCACGTTGGACAGCAGCGAATCCAGCCGCTGTACCGTAAACGACTCCGGCGTCATCGACTCCAGCGCCACGAGCAGCTGCGCGAACAGATCCTCGTCTACCCGATTCAACAGCCCGATCATTCGCCGCACAACGCCGTTGCTGTAGCGCGTCAGGTCGATGGCGTGGGCGATCGCGAGATCTGCTAGCCGCTCGTTCGCCGTTGCCATCACATAGCTCCGAGGCTTGGCCCTTGCTGCTCGATTCGCTCGAGCTCGTCGGCCCAGCTGTATTCATCACTGATCACGCCACGGCGCTGCATCTCAGCGAACAGGGTCTCGCTGGACAGCTTGCCTTGTACCGCCATGTTGAGCAGCAGAGGCAGCGTTGTCTCCGGCGCGTAATCCTGATCGAAGTTGCCGCGCATCTCGACCATGCCGCCGTCGCCGAGGCCGAGATAATCGGCCATCACCCGCAGCATCTGCGCGAGGGCATCAGCGAACTGGTTGGCCATACGAGCCAGCGGGGACAGTTCTTGCGCTGCCTCCTCGTTCGCCTGGGTCGCCGTCTTGGTCTGCTGCTTTTCTTTCTGCAGCAGCTTGGCGCCGGCCATCCGCATTTCTTCGATCAGGTCTTGCAGCGACTCCCGGCCAGCGTTGATAGCCGCCCCGGTGTGCTCGACGTACTTGGCATCGCCACCCTGAGGCATCCGAGTCGCGCTGCCGGAGCTGATCACCAGCTCAAACTGTTCGTCGTCGGTGAAGGTGAACAGCAGCGGCACCCGGGCGACGTGCAGGAGGTTGTCCTGATCGCTCTGGGACTGCCAGTGCTTGACGTTGAGGTGCGCCAGTTCGAGCAGCGGCGGCTTTGCTGTCAGGAAGCCCGTGCGGCCTGTGTAGAACGATACGAGCGGCACGTAGCCGAGGCTCGTAGTGCCTTCGTCGTGCTGGACCAATGCGCCGCCATTGTCTGCCTTGCGATAGGTGCGCCACGCGCCAGGCTCCAGGACTCTCACCTGGGCGACCGACTTCACGCCGAACTCGCCCTCCGCCTCCTCGATCGACTCCATGTAGCGGAACTGCACAAGCTTGCCACCGTCGACACGCCAGCCCAGCACCTGCTCGGGGCGAATCAGCACGGCATACGGGCGAACCCCTGCAGCGATCTCGTCTGCGCGAGTGCGGAGACCTTCGGCGCGCGGGTACTCAACCAGCACGTGACAGAGGCCATGGCTTAGCGCATGGCGGAACAGGTCAACCGACCAGCTGTTCAAGTCGTTTCCGGCAAGGTCAATATCCTCGCACAGTTCAACCAGGCGCTCAGGCACATCTTCGCCCAGCTGCAGCGGCTCAGCGAACACGCGAGAGGTCATGTTGTTGACCGTCTCAGCGTAGGCCGGCAGCAGCGTGGAGAGGCGAAGGCGCTCCTTATAGGTATCGTCCTCTTCGGCCGGGTACTGAGGCAGCAGAGCACGCCCGGCGGCCCGCATAGCCTTCGTACCACCCATCAGCGGCGCAACAATGGCCCAATCCTCACGCATGGCGTCCACGGCCGGGATCGTTTGGCTTGGGTCGTTGCTCATTGGCTTTACATCCGTAGTGATTGTGTCTGCGGCTTGGCCGGCTTGATGATCGGGAAGCGGTGAACGACGAAGTAGCCGAAGGCATCGGCCGGGTCTTCCGTGCCGTCCTTGTTTGGCTCTCCGTGCTCGTTGTATGCCTGCTGCTCGAGCACCTGGGTGGTGACCGGGCATTTGTCGGTGTTGATCTTGAGTCGCCGCACACCATCGCCATTGAGGAACATGGCGTTAACGGCCAGCACCCGGTCACGAACCATCGGGTTTGCCGGGTTGACGCGAACCGTGAAGCCGGCCTGCTTGAGCAAGCTGTGATCGGACTCACTACCGTTTACGCTCTTGCGGTTCTTGCCGCTGGCGTCGGGGTACACGGTGATCTTGTGCTTACCCTGGTATCGGGTCTCCAGCGCCTCAATCATCGCTGGCGTATCGAATAGGCTGGTCAGCTCATCGAGCATCATCGGCTCGCCGTCACGAATGACGAACACGCAGGCCGCCATCCGATTGATGTTGAAGTCCATACCTACATGCAGCTCCTCACCCGGGCGAATCGTCTCGTCTGTGTGATTCAGTCGCCGGCAAAAGTTCGGGTAGACCGATCCGCTCACGAGGTTGACGAACTGGCCGTCAATGTAGGCGTCGACCAGATTGGCCGGGTAAGACTCACGCAACGAAGGGATGTAGTCCTTCGGCAGGTTCTTGGCGTTCTGCCGCGTGCTGGCATGGACGATGCCATACAGCGGGCGCTGGCTTGGATTGGCGGCCAGTTCCTTGACGAACTTCCGGTAAACCCAGTTGAACCCCTCCGGCGTGGTCGTCACGTCGATGGTGTTCTCTCCGCGGGTCGGCCAGACGGTCGACATACGGGCGATGATCTTCTTCCAAGCGCTGTCAGCCTTCTTGATCGGCATGCAGTCGATCTCGTCGACCAGCGCGTGCGCGATGTTGAAACCAACGATGCGACCAGGGTGCTCCATGCTCTTGCAGACGATCGTCGACAGGCAGCGGCCTTTCGAGTCGCGAAGATGCACCCGCTTGTTGCTCGGAACGATGTCGGCGAACAGCCCGAAGGCCTCAGCAACACCCGGTATCGTGTCGTAGAAGATGTCGGCGATCTGCGGATAGGTCGGTGCGAAGTAGCCCTGCGGGATGCCAGGGTGCTCCAGTGCGTTGATACACAGCCGCACGCAGCCTACGAACGTCTTGCCGCTTCGATACCCGCCGACGAACGCAGAGAACTTCTTCGGGTGGCTGATGAACTCGAACTGCGGCTTATTCAGCTTCAGGGTCGCTTGCATCTTCCACCCCGATAATGACTTGCTTCGGCTCAGGCAAGCCCTGATTCGGGTCTTCCAGTTCGCGGCGCGCTTTCTCGTTCGCTAGACGCTTGCCTTCTAGGTCAAGCTCGTGAACGTCCCAGCCCTGCAGCTTGGCAAGTTGCTGGATCGCCTGAAGCGGCGAATGGGTCTTGATCTTGATCCCGTCTCGGCCAGCGGACAGTTCAGATATCGCCGCCAGCTTCTTCGGGTCTTGCAGGACAGAATCGCGGATCTTCCAGGCTGCCTGGACAATCGGCTTGCCGTCATCGTCCTGGCCAAGCTCATACGCGCCGAACTCGACCAGGTCGGATAGATCGGTGCGGGCGAATGTCGAAAGGCGCTCCAGGGCCTCCTGCCGACTCATTACTGAGGCCGTTTCAGCCTTGGCGCGGAGCTGTTCAATCCTAACCCTGACATCACCCTTAGCCATCAATGCGCTGGCCTTGTTGTGAATCACGTTAGGGCTCATGTTCTCGGCGTTGTACGCCCTTCGGTATGCCTCGCTGGCATTGCCTGTCTCAAAGTAGGCAAGCGCGAAGGCTTCCTGCTTCTGAGTCAGGGCCATAGGTCACTCCGGGTATAGGGTGCTCTCGATGATCACTTGCTCAGCGCACCGGAGCAGGCCGAGCAGTGCCAGGTCTTCGCCTTTGCCGCCCATGCCGTATGTGTCTATCTCTCCGTCCGGCCCTATCGTCACGAGAATGCCAACGTCGCAGCGAGGCACTTCGCCCGACTCCATCTGGTCGGCAATGGTGCGGAGGGTCTTGATCGCGTCTCGCCAGCCTTCACGCTTGAACTCGAGAACTTTTGGTTTATCGGTCACGCCAACACCTCTATGTCATATGCAGCTGGCGAGCCCAGCTGCCCACTTGACCGCCTCAACCACAGCCCAGCCGATAAGGCATAGGGAGATGAGGCCGGAGGCCATGACAAGGCGCCAGACTGTGGTGCGTTTCATGCGCTCGCCTTCTTCTCTCCCCAGCGGATAGCCAGGTCACGGAGCTTTTCTGTTCCGAGAAACCCGACTGATCCACCTACGAACGTAGCCATGCTCTGCGGGAGGCCGAAGTACTCGAGCAGCGGGACCAGGGTCAGCGTGGCGAATCCACACAGAGCGCCCTCGAGCACCATCTGCCGCTTAGTTCCGCCCCCGTACACGACTCGCAGCACGGCGATAGTCACGGACAGACAGAACGCGTACAGGCTCGGCGCAATAGCGTGCAGCCATGCGAGGACCGCAGCCCATACTTCTGGACTTTTCTCGGGCATCTTGGGCATCTCGGTTATCCCGCATGGGGCAGTTGATTGGTCCGGCCTCACATGCGCGTGCGATCCGCTCTGGGCAAGGAGGCAGGCATGGGGCCGGAAGAGGGTTGGGCGCATAGTGGCGAGCCATTCAAACGGCCTTTAGCGCCCGAAACTGAGGCACAAAAAAGCCCGACTCAATGGCCGGGCTCTTCTGAAACGGTAAAACCGCAATTTGTGCCAGATTGCCAGATCGGCGTTAACACGTCAACAGTCGCGACATGTAAATTAAGCTGCCATTCGTCGATCAAACTCCGACTCAACGTAGCCGTGCACTCGGCTCAGCATGTCCTTCACCTGGTGGCGGGATTTGCCCAGCTGTTTCCCGATCTGCTCCATCGTGCGGTTGTGGCAGTAGTACAGATGCACAGCCTCCGATGCTTCCGGATAGCGCTGTTGCAGACGAGCCACTACAGCCGATACCGTCTCCGCCTCTTCATCGGTGATCGCAGCATCTGGCGCGTGAGTGCAAGGCACGTTGTCGCGCATGATGGCCAGCATCGGAGAGACGTACCGGGGCACGCCTGTCTTCTGCCATACCCATTTGCCCCATTCGGTCAAAAGCTCTTCGGCGCTCTTCATGCTGCTGCTCCCCGTGCTGCTGCCGCATCGCGGCGAAAGAAGGTACCGCCGACGCAGTGAATGAGCGTCTGCTTGCCGTTGGCGTAGGTAATGTCGTGCGTCCAGGTCCAGCCGCTCGGGCTGTCGGTGTTGTAGCCCATGTCCATCAGGGAGCTGGTACCGACCGATCGGGCGCCGTCGATGATCTCCGCGCCGTGTGAATGGCCTTTCACGACCTTGGCACCGATGGTGGCGAAGCTCTTGGTTGATCCGCGGGCCCCGTTAGGCCCTTTGTGTCCGTGCCACCCGTGCTCTATGCCGTGACGCATGAACGACTCGCCGGGCTTGAGCCACAGCAGGCGGTCGCCGTGCTTCATCAGCTTGTCCATCCAGTATTGGAACGGGTCGCAGTAGCTGCCCTCGTGGATAGCGCGAAGCATGGCGGCCTTTGTCTCGTGGAAGACCAGGGTGTTCTCCATATCGAGGGCGTGCTCTGCCTTCTCGAGCCACTGCGTGAAGTGGTCGTGGTGGTTCGAATTGACCATCACGGTCTTGTCGGCGAACCCGGAGAGCAGATCGACGTGGCGGGCGGTGACCTTCAGCTCGTGCAGCACGCCGCTGGTACCGCTGACGTGGCGGCGGAACTTCTCGAAGAACTTGGCGTGGTGGCTGGCTGACCCGAAGTTCAGCACGTCATGCAGCACCAAAGCCTTCGGGCGGATCAGCTCGGCAAGCTCCTTGGTGGCCTGCGTAACGACCGGAGAGGCCATCTCCGCATGAATGTCACCCATGGTCAGCACTTCAGCGCGCGGGGCCGGCTCTGCGCCCTTCACGGTGTACTTGGTGGCCAGATCGATGAAGCTGCCGTCCTTCATCGGGCAAATGTGGCGGATGTGCGTGCGCGGCCCGTCGATCTCTACGACTACGGCCCCGAGCGTGTGGTGGAACTTGCCTGAGGCGCCAGCGTTGGTGTCGCTGTAGTTCTCGACAGTACAGGCACCGGTACTCATCACCAGCTTGGCGGGCACGCCCGGGTTCGTGGCCACAGTCTTCAGTGCGATCTTCGGATGCCCGATGATGGCCGAGGCGGTACCGGTCACCGTCTGCCACTTCTGCAGAGGGTTGACTGCGGTCGGCTGGGTCTTGATGTCAGCCAGCACGATCAGGTCGCGGGCGATCTTGGTCCGCTCGCTGACCAGGTAAGGCACGAGGCGGGCATCCCACCACTCGTCATCGCGCTTGGCGTCGCGGTTGGTCGGGTTCTGGTACCGGAGAGGGATGACCATCAGGCGAGCGCCGCGCATCGAGCAGTAAAGCTGCAGCGTCTTGATCCACGGTGAGTGCGCTTTGCTCGCGTTCACGGCACAGGTGATCACGAATGTCTCGCCAGCGGCACTCACGGTTGCGGCCGGAGCCGAACTCGACGGCAGCAAGCCAAGCCCGATGAGGCGCGTCCGATGACGCTCAACGTTGCGGATATCCAGCCCAAGCAGTGCCGCCGCCTTGGCGTTACTGCGCCCCGTCATGGCTTCGACCAGCGTCTCGTCGTCGTGCTTGCGTGCTGCCATGCTGTTCTCCCCTCAGAATTCTTCAATGGCCCAGCCACCGCCCGCCTTTTTGGTCTTGGCGGTTACGGCTTTGGTTAGCTGGCTGACACGGACGTCGGATATGCCGTAGTCGCTGGCGATCTTCTTGCACTGCTCGCCGGCGGATCTGCGCGCTTGTATTTCGGCAATCTGCTCGCTGGACAGCTTCGATTTAGGGTTTTTCTGGCCGCGCCAGTCAGTCACGCACTTGGTACGCCCCTTCGCGGCTGCGTCCTGCATGTTCTGCGTCCTGGTGCCGTATGACAGATGGTCTGGATTTACGCAGGCCGGGTTGTCGCACGAGTGCATAGCGTCGAGGCCATGCTGAAACGGAAGCGACTTAAACAGCAGCAAAGAGACTCGGTGTGCGCCGCAATACTTGCCGTCCAGGTAAAAAATGCCGTACCCGCCACCCTTCACCCCGCCGCGCCATAGCCAGCAGGTTTCAGTCTTTTCGACCTTGGCCAGAAATCGCTCCTTCACGCTTCGGCTCTTCATATTTCCTCCACGATCCATCCACCGCCTTTGCTCTTTGGCACAGGGAAGGCAACCTTAAAAACAAACGGGTATGAAGCAGCAGCGACCTTCATCTTCACCTTGGCGTCATCCGTGAAGATCGCCTTGCAACCCTTGCAGTCGTGCATCTCCAGCAAGCCGTTGCTCATCAGCACTGCAAAATCGACTGTCAGGAAACAGTTGTCGGCCAGGCGCAGCTTGATGCCTTCGAAGCGGTACCAAGCGATCTCGCCTGCGAACTTGCGAGCCTCGAGGTGCTTGCGGTAAGCCTCCTCGGTCTTGTTGAGCTGGCCGACCGGGAGGCGCCCGAGGGCTTGCAGGCGCTTCTGTGCCTGATTTCCCGATCCCGCACTTTTCGCAGGCTTGACCGTGGTTTGGGCTGAGGCTTTACGGATCGGGAAAGTCATTTACCGGCCCTCGCTGCCAATGCCGCCACAACTGCAGCTCGTGCATCCGCGGGCACAGCCGACAGGAACAGCTGCGCTTGCCTCTGCCGCTCCTTCCCCTTGAGGTCGCGCACCTTCCACCGAATCAGGCAGGCCGTTTTTTCCGCTTCGATCAGCGCCCTCTCCGCTGCTGGGGATGAGGCCAGATTGAATGAGCCATTCCCGGCCAACGCCGTCGTAGTGCTCGCCGTCATTTCCGTTCTGTCCTATCACGTCGATTCGAGAGGGCTTCATGCCAGTTCCGCCTTCTCTTCAGGAGTGCGGCAGTCGATGGTGTTCTGCTGGCCGAATGCAGACTTACCGCCCAGCGCATCAGTCAGCCGATCAGTAACGGCAACATCCTCATCGATCATCTGCAGCCGGCGAGCCGCGCTATCGGCAATGTCCTGCCAGTCGCGGCGCAGATCCTTGTGGCCCCGCTTGCCGGTGGCGAATGCCTTCTTGAATACGTGCTGAGCCACCGGGCAGGTAATGCCAGCCAGCTCGATCAGCCGGTACACGTCCACGCGGTCATAGGCGGAAACGTCGATGAAGTAGTGTTCGTGGCTCATTGCGGCTTCCTTGTGGCTCTGTTGTTTGCGATCAGGGGGAGCTGGCCGGGTGCCAGGTTCCACGCGAATGTCTCTTTACATCCGGTGGCGCATTGGCGGGCGTTCAGGCTTGGCATATTGCTCATGGGCTCGCCGCAGTCAGGGCAGGCGCGGCCGAGTGGGGAGTCGGTCATGCGGCATCGCTCCCATCGATCAGCTGCTGCACCAACTGCAACAACTCCTCCTCGGTGCCGAAGCGCTTGATGAATGCCCGCTTTGCCAGGTGGATGCTTGGGATGGCCGGGTGTACGGTGCCACGGTGATGCATTGGGCAGAGCGGTATGCCGTCCATGTGGCTTGCGCGCTGACCCTTGCCGCGACCGGCGCGCGGGTGATGTATCTCGGCTGGCGTGCCGGGCGTGCCTTGCAGGTAGCAGGCAACACAGCCCAAGGCAGCGACGCGGGACAGGTGGGCTTTCTCGGCTTTGGTCATGCCGCAGCCTCCCCGAGCAGATCGCCGAAGAACACGCCCTTCGGCACGTAGTAGTCAGCGATGGTGTCCGTGTACTCGCAGCCCTGCTTGGTGCCGAATAGGCGCGTCACCGGGAATCCGTCAGGCCCGAAGAGAGGGTTCGGCCCCATCAGGAACAGCTGCTCGGCAAAGGACTTGTCCGCGAAGTACCGATCCCAGCCGGCAGCGAATCGCTCGTCATCGCGACGCATGATCGGCACGCCGAACATCAGCTTGCAGTAGGCGCGAATCTCTTCTTGGCTGCCCTGCTCAAGTGTCAAGGCCACCCGCTTGTACATGCCAAACCACAGCTGGTTCTGGTCGAGCGAGCGGTCCTTGCCTGGCCGAACCGAGACGACTAGGTACTTATGCTGGCGGAAGGCTTCAGTCAGGCGCGTGCATAGCTCCATGAGGCGAGCGCCGCTATTGACGCAGACCTTGAAGGACTCTTTCGAGAGTGCGGTGCGATCAGCCATGACGCCGCCCCTCCCGCTTGTCGTGGTCGTCCTGGCACTCCTTGCAGCGCACGGCGTTCTTCACGGCCTGGCGGCGAGCTGGGAGGATGTCCTCGCCACAATCCAGGCAGTCCGGACGGCCATCGCCCTGCAGCCTGGCCTGTACCAGCGCCACGCCACCTATACGATCTGCCTCCTCTAGGCCAGTAGCGCGGTCTGTTACATCGGGGGCTGTGCGGGCCTGGTGGAAGGCTTCGGTGATTTCCATGTAGTCGGTCATGCGGCGTCCTCCGCGAAGAGGTCGCCAGCAACCGGAGCGGCAGACTCATGAGCAACGAACATATCGGTGATGCGCTGGGCTTCTTCGATGCGCTTGCAAGCGATGTCGAAATACTTAGGCTCACGCTCGATGCCGATGAACCTGCGGCCCATCTGGACGGCCGCAACGCCTGTTGTTCCAGAACCCATGAATGGATCAAGAACCGCATCGCCGCAATCGGTGAACTTCTGCACGAACTGCTCGAAAAGCGGCAGCGGCTTTCCTGTCGGGTGTGCGCCGTCAGTGACGAGCGCCCCAATGTAGTTGCCATGGCTTCCGCCACCGTTCCAGCGCTTCTTAACCCCGCTAGCAGCATGCAGATATGCGATGCCTTCCCAGCCCTGCGCAGGACGGTCTGCGCTGATCTGCGGCATCGGATTCGTCTTCACCCACACACCGAATCGAACAAAGTCCCAACCTTGTGGCGGCGACTGCTCGAACGTGGCGATGTGGCGCCATTCCATTGTCGCAACCAGCCAACGGTCACAATGCCTCGCGCATTCAGCCAAGACAGCGCCAAGCTGATCTGAGGTCAGCGAGGTGAAGTCAATCGCCTTCTTGCCAGAACCTGTGCCGCGGTTGCTTTTGGCATTCGAGTGGGTCTGCTCCCCATACGGCGGGTCAGTAACCACCGCATCGACCTTGCCCAGCGTCGGCAGGACTTCCATGCAATCGGCGAGGTAAAGGGTCGCCAGTCCAATTTGCTCGATTCTCATTTCCGTGCTCCTACGCCGCGCTGGGTGCTTCCGTCAGCACAGACGACGCGATGGGTAATTGGCTTGGGGAAGTAACGGTTGCGCCACCAGGCAATGCCGCGCTCGGCAATCGACGTATCGCGCTCGATGGTTGAGCGCTCCTCGTTAACGCGCTTATGCGCAAGGCGCAGGTGGCTCTCCATGGCGTTACGGCCGGCCATCTCAAGAAGAACCTCATCCATGATTTCGCCGATCGGACGAACCCAGTCGTAGTCATCCTCGCGGACAGAGATCAGCGCCTTAATCCAAGCGAGTTCGCCAGCAACTGCGCGGTACATCTGGTCGAGGTCATGCAGGGAGATATCAATCCAGCCCTGAGCGCCTGGCGCCTGGATGCAGCAGTTCATGAAGCCGTTCTTATCGCTTTCGGGACGAGAAACCAGAAACACGACCGGGCGACCTGTTGCCTTGTGTGCCTGCTCGGCCTTTGCCTTCTCTTCTGGCGTTGGGTATGTGCCCTTCACTTCCAGATAGAAGTCAGCGGCCGGCAAGTAGAAGTCCGGCAGGTATTTGCAGCCCTCTACCTGGATCAGGTCCGGCTCGTAGAGGTAGAACACGTCGATGGCATCCATCAGGCGCGCCCACATCAGTTCGGTGTAGGAGCGCAGCTTGTAGCCCCTGTGCTCGAAGACAGTCCGGCGGCTGTTCATCAGAAGTTCACCTCGATGACATTGCCGCTGCGGGCGTGCGCGGCGAGCGGGACAAAGCGGGACTTGTCGCCTTGGAAGGCGGTCGGGACAGTTCCGATCTCGCCGTCACGGTTCTTGCGGATCAGGATTTCGCCGATGCCCTTGTCCTGGGTGTTCGGGTGATAAACCTCATCCCGGTAAACGAACATCACGATGTCGGCGTCCTGCTCGATGGCGCCGGATTCGCGCAGGTCGGAAAGCACAGGGCGCTTGTCCGGGCGGGACTCGCAGCCGCGATTGAGCTGGGACAGGACGATTACCGGGCATTCCATCTCGCGGGCCAGCAGCTTGATCTGGCGCGACATGACCGTTACGTCTTCAGTCCGGCCGGCGCCCTCGCCCTCGACCAGGCCCAAGTAGTCGATGACCACGAGGCCCATGCCACCCATGCGATGCTTCTGGCGGCGGACGATGGAGCGGATGCGCGCCATGGTCATGACCGGCACGTCAGATACGACGATTGGAGACCGGCTCAGCTTCAGGCCAGCAGCCGCCAGCTCGGTGCTGTAGTCGTTGCTGCACTCGCCGGTCTTCAGGGATGGCAGTGGGATTCCTCCGACCGCCGCGAGCAGGCGATCCATCAGCTGGGTCTTGCTCATCTCCAGGCTGATGACGGCAACCGGCTTGCGCTGGTTGATTCCGACGTCTGCCGCGATGTTCATGGCCAGGGTGGTTTTGCCCATGGCAGGACGGCCAGCAACGACGATCATCTGGCCCGGCTTCATGCCCTGGGTGTACTTGTCGAGGTCAGGGATACCAGTCCCCAGGCCGTCCATTGCTTCGCCCTTGGCGAAACGATCCAGGCGCACCTGCAGCACTTCGATGTGCTCCGCCCACATGTCGGCCATGCTCTGGCATTCGGCGTCGCCGCCATCAGTACCGAGAGCAAGAATGGTCGACTGCACCTGCGCAATCTTGTCCTCGACGGTCGCTTGGTCATGGGCGATCTCGTGGATGCGCTCAGCTGCTGCGACGATCTGCCGAGCTACGGCGCGGTCACGAATGATCTTCGCGTAGGTCTTCGCGTTGGCAGCGGACGGCGTGTTGAACTGAATCTCGCCGGCATAGGCGGTGGTCCGAGTACCGCTTGGCAGCTCGGCCATGCGATCGCCAAGAGTGATCGCGTCAACCGGCTGGCCGTCGTTGTGCAGCTCCATGATCAGGCGGTAGAGGTCGGCGTTGTCCGCATAGGCGAACGCTTCGGGCGACAGGTCATCACTCAGGACGTCGATCAGGTGCGGCTGCTTGAGCATTGCACCGATCACACCGTGCTCGGCTTCGAGGCTGTGAAGTTCGATCATTGCTGCGCCTCCGAGATTTCACGGAAGACGGCGCGGCTTACCAGAGCCTCCAAGCGGGGGACGACGTTCTGGCCACGGTAGAAAACCTGGCTGCGGTTGTTGGCCTTCTCGAAGAACGGGAGCCAGAAGCCCTTGCCGCTTTTGTGAGCCTCAGCCTCGTTCCAGCGCTCGACGATCATGCTGCGCAGCGCCTTGTCGGTCTTCACGGTCACGGACGGCAGATTCGGGCATACGCGGTGGTACAGGTCGATGATCTGGTCTACCGGCACGCCAGTCTCGGACACGCCGTTGGCGACCTTGACATGGGCCTTGGCAAGCCAGTTGACCAGGAAGCGGCGGTAGTCCTTCTTCGGGCGATTGGCGGAAGCCCAGGCGGCGGCACGGACGATCTCAGTCTCGACGTCAACCGGTGCGTAGGCTTTCGCCCACTTGGTAATCAGGTCGGAGCTGACATGGAAGTCCTCGCCATCGAACGAAACCGCGGCTGGCTTTGGCTCTTCCTGCTTCGGGGTTTCGTCCTGATCCTCGGGAAGCTGGTCATCGGAGGGCGTCTCGCCCCCTTGGGGGGCAGTAATCTGTTCCGAAGGAACAGTTACTAGGGGTTCTTTCTTAGAATAAAGAAGGGAGTCGTCGGTTTTGGTCCGACTCGCGATCTCGATGACATCTGCGGATTGGTCCGAATCGGACTTGTTGGTGCGATTCGGACATTCGTAGTAGATCCATTCTTTCGGATCGCACAGACCAATCGAGCCACGCGCACCGCCTTCACGGAAGATAACGCGACGCTTCAGGAGGTGGCTGATAGCGCGGGAAGCGACGTCCGGGTGAATATTGGTCGCCTTGGATACTTCTGCTGCAGAGATGCGTACCGGGCCGGCCTGGAAATTGATGGTTGCCTTGGCGACGAACAGAGCGACCTTCAGCTCTCGCGCTGGCAGGTCAACCGCCATCAAGGCATCCATGATGCTGTTGTCCATCCGGGTGAACCCCCGTTGGGTGTTGCCAATCTGAATAACGTTTGTCATGATTCGTCCTGTGTGTTGTTGCTGTTGAAGAACCCGGGCCGTCATCCCGGGTTTTTTATTGCCTGTAGTTCCGGGTACTGGATGAATCCACACCCTCCCCGCTTCGCTTACCTGTCCGATCCGCTGGCCCTAAGATGGGAACCATGGAAACCACTGACAGGGATGTCTCTTATGCCGCTTCGCTCGAACGCACCGATGAGGGTGGAAACACCTTGTCCAAGGTGCAGCGCACGCCGAGCTGATTCAGTGCCTTGACGATGAGGCGCGCGTCTTCCAGCTTCAGGGGGCGAGCCCCCGACTCGTAATTGGCCAGACGGGATTGCTTCCAATTGAGCTTCCGGTGCAGGGCCGCCTGGGTGATCCCGGCCGCCTCTCGTAGCTCGGCGATTCGGTTCATTGCCGTACTCCTGTGATCAATGCGCATAGGATAAACACATATCGTGTTATTAGCAAACACAAAGAGTGAGCGCAACATATTTCATAGCGTGATTAAAATCAGCGGTATGAAGACACTCGGCGCTCGTATCGCTCACTACAGAAACCGTGCAGGCATGTCGCAAGCAGCTCTTGCCAAGGCATGCAAATGGGCTTCTCAGTCACGCGTTGGAAACTACGAAAAGGACACGCGTGAGCCGTCCTTGGATGACATTGCTCTGATGGCGGATGTGCTTCGCATCCCCAAGGAGTGGCTGCTACTTGGCGAGGGCGGCGGCCAGTTCGACATGGACGACGCCAGCAACGTCGAGCAAGGCCCGCCAATCGTCAGCCCGTACCGCGCTATCCCCATCGTCGGCACGGCGCAGATGGGCGCTGAGGGCTATTGGTATGCCCTGGAAGAAGCTGACGGCACCGTGGATGCCTACTCACGCGACGCCAGCGCCTATGCGCTACGCCTAAAGGGCGACTCGATGGAGCCCGCGATCCATAGCGGCTGGGTCGCAGTGATCGAGCCGGATCGGGACTACTTCCCAGGCGAGTACGTCATGGTTCGCACTACGGAAGGCGAGAGCATGTTGAAGCGGCTGCTGTACTCCAACGAGGCAGAAGTCAGCTTGCTCTCAGTGAACGGCCACACGATCCGCAACATCCCCACGGAGCAGATCGAGCACATTCACTCGGTCGGCGCCATCGTGCCGCCGAGCAGAGTCAGGGTTTGATATGAGTGAGCCTACTAAGGTTGACCCGAACTACATCAAGTCATTGACGGTCAACCAGATCAACCAATACCTGCAGCGCAAGGACTGTGAGCGGCCATGCGAGGCATGTGGTCATAGCGACTGGCTGCTTGACGCATGGAAAGGCAAAGTAGTGTTTCTCAGCTCGAACCTCCCTTACGTCACAGAGGCTTTCATGATCACGCTGCCGCTGACGTGTTCGTTCTGCGGCAACATAAGGCAGCTCAACGCCACGCGGGTCGCAAGGGACATCAAGGACTGGGAGGCGGCGCATGGCCAGGAGTGAGACGGTTGTGCCGATAAGGCGATCCAGTGATACTGGAGGTACAAATCCACCTGGAGGCGATGGGATGGACGGCCGAATCAGAGACCTTGAAAGAGACATGACAGACATGAAGGTCGCCTTAGGCAAGGTCGAGACCCGCTTGGAGAACATTGAGCTAAACATGCTCACCAAAGGGCAGATGGCCATTTATACGCTTGTCGCCGGAATAGCAGTGTTCGCTGCTGGCTGGTGGGTAGTTCAGCAGTATCTGGCTCCGCTTGTGGCAAACCTTCCGAAGTGACTCAAAGCCCCGCACCACGCGGGGCTTTTTGTATCTGCACCCCCTCTCCTACTTAGGTCTGAGCCACTTCTTTACATGTGGCAACCGGCCACCATGTTTCCTCTTGCCCGGTGAAACCCTCACAATTACTGTGTGGATATCCAGCAGTAAGGAGGATTCACATGCCAGGACCAGCAGCCGTAACCAATCAGCGTCAGCTCTCCAGCTATAGCCGCCTCGTGCGGCGCGTAAACCTCACCATCACGGCGCCCACCGCGCAGCGCGAGCGCCAGGCCAATCTCAGGCCGGGGCCGGATGACCGGCCGGAAGACTGGGAGCGCCTTCTTGAGGAAATCGAACAGGCCGACAACGTGACCATGCGACGACGACCAGACGGAAGCGTCCACGTCATCTGGAGCGGATCAGAGCACTGACACCCTAGCCCGCCCTTGAGCGGGCTTTTCTTTGCCCGTGATTAAAATAATCACATCACGTGTTGACAGCATAAACACAATGCGTGATTATTCACCCATCGAAGCGAAACACAGCGACGACAGGCCGAGAGGCCTCGGGGCAACCCGAAACGCTCTTTAAAACTGAAGCGCAACAACCAAACAGACCGCATTGCCTCTGCTGGCGACCGGCGATCAGACAGCCCCGAAAGGCTGCCCACGCGAGGAAGAACCTCGACGGCTGACGATGGCATAGCCAGAACCGTGCGAATGACCCAGCACGCAATGCAAAGCGCCTAGATCCCCAGGGCGTGTAAGGGGAGTGACTTTCACTGATGCCCGTTGGAGACAGCGGGCATTGGGAAAGCAGCAAGACCCAAAGCAAGGAGAACCACGATGGACACGATCCAAATTGATGGTTGGCAAGGACGCCTCGGCGAAGGCCTGGCACCGCGCCAGTTGCTGGCCGTTCTCTGGGCAGCAAAAGACAAGACGGCAAAGGAAATCGCACGGCTGATGGACTGCAGCCACTACACCGTCAAGCAGCAGCTCGACGACGCCCGCTTCAAGCTGGGCAACCAGCGCACAACACGCGGCCTCTGCCTTGAAGCCATGCGCCGGGGAATCATCGCTCCCCTGGTGCTGGCGTTATTGGTAGGCGCCGAGCACAACCCGCAGGTTCGCCCGATTCGCCGGCCGGAGGCGCCGAGATCGCAGACAGTGGCGCGCATACAGCGGCTCGAAGAGGCTCAACTGTCGGCATAGCGCGCAACGGAGAACGAACTGTCAAGGAATCCTTGGTAGTTCAAACGGAACATTCACTGATGCCGATTCGATGAGTCGGCATTGGGAAGACAACCGAGATACCGGTTCGCCGGGCATCACTCGAGAGGAAAGGATATGACTCAGATAGCAATTGTTGGTTACGAGAGCGACTGCAACTGCGATCACTGCGGGCGCGCCTTGCGCCACGGAGTTCGCCTGAATGACGGGCGCGTGGTTGGCGCCACTTGCCTGGATAAGAAGCTGACGAAGCCCCGCCAGTACCAGGGTAATTCGTTCCGATTCGGGGCTGAGCACATCGTCAGGATCGCAAAAACCGTTCAGTTCTATTCACCATCCAACTGGGCGCGCTTTGGTGTTTCGGCATCTAGCACAACCTTCGAGGCAGTCACATGAAATTGAAGCAGAAGCGTGGGCAAGCAGACCTAAGGGGCGATGGGCGCGACTACTCGCGATTGGTGCTCGCAGCATTCGATTCGATTGAGGATGACGCGGAAACAGAGCGACTGATTGAGCTGAATCGGCGCCGCCGTGAGGTCAATGAGAATGCCAAGAAGCGTTTCTAAACCGCCGGCGCGCGGTGCTGGTAGCGCCATGAATTCACAGAGAGGCACATCATGAACAAAGATTTCACCGAGTTTGACGCCAAGCTGCTCGAACTGATCGACGCTGGGTGCAACACCATGAGGCAACTTGAAGTAGACCCAGGCTTGAAGCCGATGGCGACCAAGCTGGCAACCGCTCCGCTCTACGAAGAATTTCGCGTCATCGATCGACGCCTACAGGCTGCTCGCCGCGCCGGGAAGATCAGGTACAACGGCAAGCACTGGGAACGCCGAGAGCAGTAACGACCATCAGCTGGAGCCGATCCGGCAGCACGGATGCTGACTCCTGCCTAGCGCCTGCCGGGTATCGGTAGCAGGCATTCATTCACGTCGAGACAAACCAATGCTCATCGTCCTACTGATCGGCGCCTCACTCAGGCACGAGCGGCCAGACACTGACGTGCCTGAGCTGAGCGGAGCCGACGCACAGCGCTACAGGCCCTGGAGGCCGCGAAGGTTCACCGGGGTCGCCTGACGGTCTGGCGTCGGCTTCCCCGCCAAGAAACCACAGCAAACCGAAAGCCCGGCAATGTCGGGCTTTCATCTCGAATGGCTCACGTAACGAGCCTGCATCGGACTGGCGTTTGGCAGGTATGAAGCCGGTCATTGGGAAGCTCTGTCGTCACTGTAGCGCTGCACACGACATCTGCCCCTTCATCCCGGTGCTCTGTGCGGATCGCAACCGCAACAGACGCCAGTCCGATGCATCGCATCACCCCTTCCACCGCCCATCCGGGCACAGAGGTATCCACCATGAAGCACTACGGACCCATAGGGCGCCGCGAACAGCCGTGCCCGGATGACAGCGTTTCCGAGGCAGAGCAGGTACTAGCCGCGCTCGACAGCCTCCACGAACCCACCATGCAGGCCTACGCCGAGTTCTGCGAGGACAAGATCGAAGTGCCGGCCGCGCTGGCCAAGGCGCTGATCCTGTCCATCTGCTCCGGCAAGTGGGACGCCCTGCGCAGCCGCATCGGCTACTCGAACGAATGGCTAGACGAAGCCCTGAACGAGATCGTCTGGAGCATCGACAAGCAGCAAGCGGCATTCATCGAACACCACGCGGCGCAGTTGCGCAGCAAGGCAGAGCAGATCAAGCAGGAGGCGGCATGAGCAAGGAAGTGGAGCGATACACGTTTGTTTGCGACATAGAAAACGAGGAATACGTCCTCGCATCCGACTACGAAGACCTTCTCGCTGAGCGGGATGCTTTGGCAAAGGACGCAGAGCGGTATCGGTGGCTGCGCCAAAGGCTGGTCGGCGCATCGTTCGACTGGGACGACGAAGGCATGACCGTCTTAGCGTTCGAGATGCCGGATGGCGTTTCGATTGGAGCCGACTGCGACAAGAACATCGACGCCGCCCTGCAAGGAGAGCAGCCATGAACGCCACTACCGCACCAGTGAAAACCCTGATCGACGAACAGCTAGAGGAAGTCGCAGCAGCCACCCCAAGCGAGGCGCTAGAGCTGGCCCGCTCCCTTGGGTTCATCGGATGGCCAGTGCGCGCCTATCGCGAGCCTAACGGCTTGTGGGTGCATCGGTATGACAAGCGAGGGATTCAGGCATGAACCGCACCCTCCCCCTCCCCTACGACACCGGCCCGCACGACGACACCCCATCAGGCCACAGCTTCGCAGCTGCTTGGTGGACCCTTACCGGGTTCGGCGTCCTTTCCGCAACGCTGATCGTCGGCCTCGCGGGTGAGGCGGCGATGTTCCACATCTTCGGGTAACACCACCTACTGACAGGCTACGCGAGACGCGGCCAAGGAGAAATCATGTCTACGGAACTGGCCATCGTGCCGCCAAAAGAAACCGCCTTGGAGTTGACATGAGAAGCAAAGCAAAGCTGGTGCTAGGCGTCGGGCGTAACGATGCCGCTGGCAGCGTATTCGAATACGAGATTTCTGGCGGGCGTAAGAAGGTGAAGTGGGCATGCCCGGCATACAGAGCCTGGAAGAACATGCTAACGCGCTGCTACAGCCCAATTGAGCTGGCGCGACACCCTACATATATCGGATGCACTGTAACGCCAGAGTGGCTGTCATTCTCAGCGTTTAGATCTTGGATGGAGTTACAGGATCACGAGGGCAAGCACCTGGATAAGGACATCCTATCTCTTGGAAATAAAGTCTACTCGCCTGATACCTGCATATTTGTTTCCCCCGAGATTAACAAGTTCCTTACAGATAGTAATTCGTCCCGAGGCGAATGGCCTGCCGGCGTTTACTTGGAAGGCCGTAGGGGAGGGTTCAAAGCTCAGTGCAACAACCCTTTCACTGGAGTGCGAGAACACCTCGGCTACTTCACCTGCCCAATCTCCGCTCACCAAGCATGGAAAGCACGAAAACATCTGCACGCCTGCACCTACGCAGACCAGCAGACAGATCCGCGCATAGCACAGGCGCTTTGCAGTCGATACATCTGAAAATGGAGAACAACATGTCAAGTCAACTGTTGGCGATCGAAGACATCAGCGAGGCGAGTGCGCCGGCCATCTACGTCAAGGGAGGCCTTCAGCGGTTTATCGATGCAGTCCAGTCAGAAATCGGCACTGAAGTTCCAGACACAACAACGCGAAAAGGGCGAGAGCGCATCGCCTCACTGGCCGCCAAGGTCAGCAAGTCCAAGGTCGCAATCGAGAAACCAGGTCGGGACTACCTCAAACGATTGAAGGAAATGCCAAAAATTGTCGAGGAAGAGTTGCGTGAGTTTGTCCGCACAATGGATGCCCTTCGTGACGAGGTGCGGTCGCCGCTGACTGAGTGGGAGCGGGCCGAAGCGGCGCGCGTAGCCGAGCATGAACGCCGCATCAGCGAGTTGCGATGCGTGGATGTTGAAGGTCGCAACGCCGCCGAAATCGCCTCAGCTATCAGCCTCATCGAGGAGTATGAGGTTGATGAAAGCTGGGAAGAGTTCGAGGCCGAAGCCCATCGCGTTAAGGCCGCCAGCCTCGCAGCCCTGCGCGAAGCCCTGACCAAGCGCCAGCAGTACGAAGCCGAACAGGCCGAACTCGAGCGCCTCCGCGCCGAATCTGCCCAGCGCGAGCAGAAAGAACGCGAGGAGCGCATCGCCCGTGAACCCGCCGAGCAAGCCCAGCGCGAAGCCGAGCAGCGCGCA